CCAAAAGGTTAAGATTTAACCAGAAGTATGGTTAAAAATTTTCCACTCCTTGTACAGGTCCCGTGCCTTCGGCTTAGAGTGAGCGAACCCAGGTAGGCTGGGCGCCGGAAAATTCCGGTGCAAGTACAACCAGCCGACGGACCAGTTTCACTCTAAATGGAACGTCGAAGGCCCTTACCGTCCTTCCACTCGGCCGCAATAAGCGACCAACCGGACCACCACGACTTAAGGACTCGTGGAGGTAGAAAAGTTCACCGCCTGGTGTACCTTGTTGAACGCAAGGTTTAACAAGGTAGCCTCGCACATGGGTGAGGCTGTTACGGTACACATACCGCACAGTCTCCGGACGAATATCGTCCTGCCAGTACAAGATTGGAAGATCACCTCTAGGCGAAAAAGGCAGTCTGAGCTCCCTTAAAATAGGGAAGTTCCTCAGAGCTGCACGCCGAAAGGCGATCGAGGCGGCCCGATACCCTGCATTGTATAAGCGATTCGCATGCTTAACAACAGGGACGTAGGAAGACGGATCGTCATTTGGATAGGCCTTTCGGAGACGCACTGGGGTGACATCATTGCCATCATATGCGTCACGACCACAGGACTCGCGGAATTTTCCGCTGATACAACATTTAGAGTCATTGAACTTAAGGCCAACGGCCTCAAATTCGCTCTTAAGTGTATCAAAATAGCCATGTGGAACGATAAGGTCATCTCCATAGACGAAAACGTGTCTACGGGCTAGAGAAAGGGGATATCCCCTGGAGTGCAAGGCAGCCAAGGCTAGAGCGTAAAATACGATAGCCTCGATTGGAAAGCACACTGCAGAACCCATTGGAGCAAATTTCTTAAACATCAAAATTTGTCCATCTGGGAGAACAGTTCCAGGAGAACGACACGCTTGAAGATAAGGCCAGATTCTTGTTCCATCGAATAGATATCTAACCAACTCAAGCGAATTCCGGTCTGATGCTTTAGACATGTCTAAAGTATCGTAGAAGGCCCAATCAGAAGTTTTCTCCTGATTAATGGTCTGATCTACGAAATTGACATGACCTTTAGTAAACGGATGATTTTCTATGTGATCATACAAAGCCCTCTTAAGGGCCTGTTGACACCACATATATTCCGCCTGTTCAAGGCCAATTGTCCGCGGACCGGAAGAATCTTTTTCCACAAATGTTGTACGAGACAAACCATATTCACATATGATTCGAGACGTAACTCTTTGTGGATTCTCAGCAGCGTCACGTAGACTGAAAAAGAACGGAATTGGTCTAAACGCCCGTTCAAGACGGGCGTAACACCTCTTCATAGCTCTTTTTCCAGCCACGCCATCACTGTTGGCTACGGCTCCAGGTCCATGCTGTGGGGTAAGATGTGTAACATCTGGCCCGCGAGCAAAAATATTTTGTATGATTGCTCGAGCAACCCGGAGAACTCGGCTATGGCGCAAATCACCAGAACCAGGTAAAAGGCGATCCACTTCAATAAACTCGGTGGTCGCTTTCCGTAGAGATTCATCGGTAAATCCTTTCTCTATCTTTTTGCACCAATAGCATATCTGCCTAAGTAGGCGGATGCTATTGACGCAAGGGGTAGCCACCAATGTACCGTCTAGTTTGAAGACTCTCTTGAGCAAAGCCTGCAAAAATGCAGGTAGAGCCGAAGATCTCCTGATTTTCTTAAACCAGGGAGCCTCGAGGGGAGAGTCCGACTGTAAAGCTAAATCAATAGCTTTACCAAACGAGGGCAAGGTTTTCGTTAAGAAACTCTCGCCCTCTACGGTACAACGACGAACGAGCGTATAAACATCTCGTTCGAACGCTGCAGGAGTCAAGCCTACAACGCGTGGCACGTCAACGGATAAGAAAGCCGTTAACGCGGAGGTATACCAAGGCTTTTCATGGATGACTTTCATCTAACCATCCTTGTAAGCCCGGCGCTTTTGACTATCCGACGGAACCTTTTCCCCAAGACTGCACGGTAGCAGCCGAGGCCCAATTCCGAACGTATGCCGCCAAATCGGCAAGCAACGCATCCGATAAAATCGGATTAGGGATGTCCGCCATAACGCGAATATTCGCAGTATAAGGCGTAATCCCGTCGGAATCGAGTTTGGTGACGTCGAATCTCAAAAGGTGTGACTTCGTTGTAACCCCATTGCGCTTACTTTCCGTATGCGCATAGGTCATTTGCAACGGAGTCTCAGGGGAAGCTGCAAGCTCAGACCGGATAACCCGGTTATTCACAGTACCTGTATAGGTAAATGTGTGAGCGACAGGAGTACCCTGACCATCATTGAGTGTAATGTCAGAAAGTGCCATTTGCTTAAACCTCCAATTGTAGTCCAACTCTGGCAGAGCTTCGGTTCAAGAGTCATAGGACTCTAGAAGCCGCCAAGCTCGCTAGCAGGCGGATTTTGTCCGCGTCAAGGTCTGGAAAACCCAATTCATAATTTGGGAATCCAGTAGTCCTAACGTATCTCGACCCTGAAAAGTCCACGACTTTTCCGGACCCTGTTCAACCACCACCAACATAGTCGAGGGTTAAGGTTCCAGAATATTTACACCGCTGTGAGTAGTAAGCATCGAAGAGTTGTACTTCGGGCTCTACCCAATCAGAGGAGTAAGTATCCAAACCTTTTCCGACGTTAACAAACCAATCAACGACAAAGGACCATGGAATTACGGCCCAGACGTTGGCTGGAGTAACGTTCAACCCGAGGCTGTCAGCGTAACCTCTCCAAAACAGCTCTTCTGCCGAATAATTCGGCACTGAGTATCTAAATCTGAAGCCAGCTGCAGTAACCGCTTCATAATCCACGGTTATTGTAGCCCTCCAGTTAGAATCCCAGAAGCATGTCCAAGCGTTAACATAACGCCCAGACTTTGGAGAACCTTTCGAGTGTCTTTGAAGATCTCGGTCAGCTTCTGAAACAAAAGCTGCCAATCTCTTCTCATAACTCGAAACAGCCTTAAAGGTGTTCTTGACATCTTTAAGGAAGGGCTTCCACCCGAAATTATAATTCAGGTGTTGGTTGTTTCCGTATCTTAGCACTTGTCTCCAATCCGATAGACTAAAATGTCTACCAGGAATGAGATCAAACATTCGTTTGATATCACGGAGCTCAACTAAGAATACGAAAAGATTCGCGCGAGTAGTCAAAGTAGGCTTAACCTTATTCCACAGATCCAATAGGCCTGTGGGTTTTGGTAAACCAGCCTTGGCATAACCGTGCACGATCCAACCGAAGTCGGTATTCCCATACGCGCCAACATCTTTACTGAGATACTCCCAGATTGGGGTAGTATCTCAAGTATAGTTGTAGCACTGTAGGTGAAGGTTACGGGCAGTTCCAAGATTTGTCATCTCAAACTGCTCGATGGTGACCGGTTTATAAGCTAAAACCGTGCCACCATTGATGGTGTGGTAGACCTTCTTACCGCCCTCGTCTGTGATTGATTTTACACCAATAGATGTAAAGTAATCACCAGACCAAGGGCCACCTGTCGAACCATTCTGATAGTGGCAAATGCTACTACCAGTCATTCGCTCAGGAGAAGGAGGTCTAAGGGTAGTACGAGTACGCATAAAGGACTCCTCCTGATAGCGTGCGAACCCCACAACGGG